AATTAAAGATAAATTGTATAGTGCAAAAACAAACAAGGGTCTTCCTTCAAAAAGAGGAATGCCAACAACAAATCAATTGCAGATGTTACTTAGAATACATTATGCTAAAGTTGGTTTCTGTAATCAAGCAAAACAAACTATATGGAGGAATAAATAATGTTATGGACAGAAAAATACAGACCGGAAAAACTAACAGATTTAAAGGGACAGAATGCGTTTGTTTTAGATGCCTATTCTTGGGTAGATGAAAACAATATGCCTAATCTTATTCTTTATGGTAATTGTGGAACAGGAAAAACTGCGGCTAGTATTGTATTAGCGAAGGCTATTCTAGGAGATAACTTCAACGGTAATTATATTGAAGTAAATGCTAGTGATGATAGAAGACTAGAAAATGTTAGAACTACAATTAAGGACTTTGCTCAAAGTGTTTCTATGGGTGATGTTCCTTTTAGAATCATACACTTAGATGAAATGGATGGCATGACTAGTGATGCTCAAAACGCACTAAAAAGAATCATGGAGAGATATGCAAACAATGTTAGATTCATCATAACTTGTAATGATAGGAACAAAATAATATTTGCACTACAAAGTAGATGTGCAAATTACAACTTCAAGCCCCTGTCGAATGATGCTATGCTTGAAACCGTGAATGAAATTCTCAAGAAAGAGGGCATAACTAAATTCTCACAAGAGGATTTGACCGAGTTTATATATTCCATGAATGGTGATTTACGCAGGGCGATTACTGAATTACAGGCCGCCAAATCTAGTAAAACCACTTTGAGAAAGCAAGTTGAAACGGGCTTAGAAGAATATCATAATATACTTAGTAAAATAACAAATAAAAACTCAAATGCAATACAAGATATACACGATTCAATTTACGGTGGAAGGACTATGAAAGAGATATGTAATGGATTACATGATGTAGTTATCGCTTCTACAGGATTAGACGATGCTAAGAAATATAAATTTCTTAGAGCAATAGGAGAAGCCGAGTGGCGTTCTTCTACAATGACTCCAAAAATACTTGCCTCATGGTTGGTGGGTCAATTAATATAGGAGAAAAAAGAACAGGAGGAAAAACATATGGAAAACATAAGTGAAGAAATGAAAAATGAAATAGTGAAAAGTTTGCCGTTTATAGGCATGAGCGAGGACGAGGCCGTAGCAAAATTCTTGGAAATATGTTCCGAGAATGGAATACTGCCAACAAACCCTATTGCTAAGGGGTTGTGGAGAAACTATGTAGCAAATAAGAGAAGAATGGATAATAGCAATACTTCTTCAAATGGAAACAATGATTTGTTTAAAACTGCTACAGGGTTTTTCTTGTCTTTGGCTGAACCTAGAGATATGATGGCTTGGAACAGAATGAAAGCGAAAGAAGAATACATGCGTGATTCGGATAATGCTTTAGAAAAGGGCTTCGTTGCAGTAGCAGTAGAACAAGACGACAAATACTTGGTATCAAGATACCATAGTGGTGAGTATAGAGAAGCCCTTTTATCTAAACTACCCGAAGGTGCAGAAGAGTTGGAAGATGGTAGCATTATTATTCCTTTAGAATCTCAAGAAGTGTATATGAATGGTGGAAAGAATGCTAACTACGGAAAGCCTCTTCCTAAAGAAATGATGAGAAGGCTTGGGTTGTTTTTCGGAACAATTACAGGAAAACTTGATGATATGAAACCATACTTCTTTTCCTACAAAGGACAAGGAGGAGTAGATTTTACTCCCTCTTCTTTTGAGTGGGTTCAGTTTGTTTGTGTGGCTAATGATAATGGAACAGATATTTACGGAGCAACAGATAAAACAGTAAAAAGTCTTAGATTGTGTTCGGACATTAACCCCGAAGACGACAAATACTTGAATGTTGGAATGATAAGTATGGTTGATAGTGTTGAATCAAATTACGAGGACAATAAGTGTAATCTAATTGACCTTGAAAAGATTCACATTTTGAATCAAAACTTACCTGTAAAAGAAAGATTTGTAGTTACTACAGGGCATGTAGTGAGTCTTAATATGATGCCGACAAAGAACGGAAATCGTATTTTGAATATTACAGATTTAGAATCGGAAATGGACTATGATACAGGAAGCCTATCTACAACTTGTTGGATTCCCGAAGCAGTTGAAATTGACTTTGGAATAGGCTCGGAAATATTAGTAGTCGGTAGAACTTCACAAAGAATTGTTGATGGGGAAGCAGACCCAATTACAATTAATGTTGAGGGATTGCATTGTCTTCATTATGAAGGAGCAGTTCCCGAAGTTAGCGAAGTTTCAAGCGAGCATCTTGATGATGAATGGCTTTGATTAGTCCTGCGCTTTTTCGGTAGCGTTTTCGGTAGGCGTAGATATGAGCCTATGGACAAAGAATTGATATTCGGAAGGGTGCGAAGCCCTTTGTTTAAGAGGAATTAAAATGAAGATTTTTAAAAATGCACTAAGAACAGATAGAGCGTTTATTCACTTTGATAAAATTCAACATATTTCATGGAATTACCATGATGAAGGAATTGAACTCAAGGTGTATTCAAACGCAGGAACAATTATACAATACATTACAGAAGAGAATTTAACTAAGTTATTAAATTCCTATACTAAATTTATTGGAGGAAATAACGATGAATGAGTTAAAAGAAAACAGATACATTGTAAAGGCTAATAGTTATATGATTGACTTAAATAAAGTTGATTTTATTACTTGGAAAGAGAATGAGAGAGAAGAAGGCACTTATTGGGCCAAACTACATATTGGGACTAAAGAAGTAAGATATGTATGTAAAAATATAGATTCGCTAAGAGACCTATTAACAGATTGGTCGCACCTTAACGGAAAAGAAGCAAAACTAAAGAATGAAGATATAATAAAATGGTGAAAAATATGATGAATATGCAAAACACAAATGAGAGAGCGAAGCAAATGAGAGGAAAAGCATTAGTTGCAGGAAACAATGCTAGAGTAAACGCATTTGCGGATAAACTAAAGGAACAAACAAGTAAGAGGTTATCAAGAAATAATAAACTTGTATGTGGTATTTGGGGAGAACCTAAAACCGTAAAAAGTGGATTAGCCTTAGACTTCCCTAACAAAGAAATATATGTTTTAGATTGGGATAATGGTTGCGAACCTACTTGGAGACAAAACCATGACATGACTGATAGAATTACTTTGTGGAATCCTGAAGTTAGAAATGATAATGGAGAACTTGATATTCAAAAGTCCGAAGCAAACTCGGAAGATTTTATCTTGTTTGTTAAAGAAAAAATAAAGGCAGGAGCAGATGTATTGTTTGTTTTTGACGGGGTAGATAAGTGGCTAGAATGTTGCACCTTGCATGTAGTAGGTAGTTCTAAAGTTGGAAAGCCACAAAAGATGAAGTTTGAATGGGGTAAAAGAAATGCTCCTTTCTATTCTTTGTTAAAGATGAGTCTTAATTTAGATTGCGACCAAATTTACATTACTCATGCTAAAGCAGACTACGGAGCGACAGGGGAAGTAGTTGGGGTTAAACCTAATTGGCACAATTTAGGAGATATGCTACATCAAATTATCTTTACAAGAAGAACCAAAAGAAAGAACGATGTTGTTTACAAGTCGGAACTACTTAGCAGTAAATCAAATACTGCCTTAGTCGGTAAAACTTGGGAAACTCTTGAGATTTCTAATGGTAATGTAAAGTGGAATGGAGTAAAAGAATTAAGAGAGGGTAAAATATGATTATTAATTTAGATACTAATGATTTTAAAAATGCACTAGAAAAAATAATGGTAAAAGGTAAGTATATTACTACAAAGGGCTATTCTTCCGGTAGTGCTGGAGAGAGCGTTGTTTTGTTTGTAGAGAATGTTGAAGATATTAAGTTAGTTCTAATGAACGGTGACGCTACCCTCATTGTTAGATATGAAATAGAAAACATAGTTCTTACTAATCCTAATAGTGAACCTATTGTTTTTGTAATTAAAGATGCTTTAGATTTCGTAAAGAACTTTAAAGAAGATACAATGAGTATTATGATTAAAGATTCGCAACTACAATTGACATGCGGAAGCAAACAAGTAAAACTACCAACTTCCTTACTAAATTCTAATAGTGGATTAGATACTATTTTTGGAATGAAAAATAATATTCTAAACTATCAATTTGTAGAAGAACTTACAGAAGAAACACCTTATCCTCAATTTATGAAAAAGAGTTTTGAAAGTGTATTTAGTATTAACAATTCTAAATTTACAGAATGTCTAAAGTCTTGTGAATTAATTGGTTCGGGACTATTCAAACTAGATGTAAATAGCGGGGTTTCTATTTCTTCTTCAACTGCTTTAAAGAACTATACAGAATCTCTTGATTTAATTCACAAAGGAGAATCAACAATTGTGTTTACAGGGCCACTTTACAGTTTCTTTGACAAGGGACAAGAATTGAATATCTATTCAAAAGATGAGTTTCCTATATTAATAGTAGCAGAAGATAGGCTTCTAATTCGTGCGCCAAGAACTGACGGGGATTAAAAATGATAATTAGTGTCTGCGAGAATAACAAAAGAATATATCAATCATATAGAAATAAAGACGGCACTAAGGTTGAAGAATTTATTAAATTTAGACCATACTTTTTCGTAAAAGAAACTGAAACCAAACCAACTACTTATCCTATAAGTAAATACATCAATGGTAATTTTCAATATGAAGAAGGAGAGTTTTATAATTTAGAAAAAGAAAAACTTGTAAAAGTCTATTATCAAAGAGCAAGTGATTCAAAAGCCAAAGATTGTTTTAAGCAAACTTATGAGGCTGATGTTCCACTACACTTTAGATATGCAGTTGATGAAATAAATGAAATGCCCGAATACAATATGCGTAAATGGTATTGGGATATGGAATGGCAACAAGGTGGGGAATATGATGGTTGTATTACTACCATTGTAGTATATGATAACTACGATAAGAAATTTAAACAGTGGGTATGGTTTCCTACTTTCTTTATGCACCCAACAGAAACCAAGCATGTCTTTGGTTCTGAAAAAGAAATGCTTGAATCTTTCATAAAAACTATGGACATAAAAGACCCCGACATGCTAATTGCGTGGTTTGGTAATTTTGCTGATTTACCTAAGTTATTAGAAAGGTGTTGTGCATTAGATATTGACCCATTAGAAATGTCTCCTGCTTATCATGTTAAAGGAATTAAGAGAACTAAAACAGGTTTTTCCTTTACTAAGAAAAATGGCTTCTCTAAAATAGAACAACCAATAGCAGGAAGAATAACTCTTAATTTAGATTTAGCATTTGAAAGACAATGGAATGATTCACAAAGAGGGACATTACCTTCTTTGAGTCTTGATTATGTCTCTAAGACTTTATTCGGTGAAGGTAAAAAGATGGAAACTAAATTTGAAGACCCGAATGAATTTTATCGTAGAGCGTGGCTAGAAGATACCGGAGCATACTTAGAATATGCTTTAGTAGATGTAGAACTATTAGTTAAAATAGATGAATCAAACTACTGTAGTGAAGCAATATTATCACTACAAAGATTACTAAAAGCACCATTTGACGCTTGTTTCTATGCTTCTCACATGGGTAGTATTTACTTTATGAGAAACGCTGATTGGAAAGCACCTACAGGTTCTAAAGATGAAGAAAGAAGAGACTATGAAGGGGCTATGATTTATGACCCTCTTAGTGAAAACACAAATGGTTTACATCTAAATGTTGCGGCCTTTGACTTTGCTCAACTATATCCTAGTATGATGATGGCTAGAAATATATCTTGGGAAACTAAGTCAAAAGAACCTACAGATTTTGGAGTTAATATTCTAACTCCTAGAGATTTTAGCGAGGTTAAACAAACACAAATGCTATACTACAATACAGATGAATTAGGACTATTACCTAAAGCAGTAATTGAACTAAGAGAGTTGAGAAATGACTACAAGAAAAGAATGAAGAACGCTGAAAACAATGATGAGTATGTCAAGTGGTATAACAACCAAATGGCGGTCAAGAGATTGATGGCTTCATTTTACGGTGTATTGGCGTTTCAAGGCTTTGGTTGGGCTGATGTAGATTTAGCCGCTAGTATTACTGCTAGTGCTAGAGAAGCGATTAGATTAGCCGCATTTAAAGCGAAGGAGTTGGAAGTATGAGTATAACAACAGTATGTAGAGAATGTGGAGAAACTTTTAGAAAGTTTTCTATCAAATCAAGAGAAAAAATATGTCAAGATTGTAAAGGAACTAAAGGAAGAAACCGATATAAGGTTATGACTAATAGAACTATGAATGCTATAGGAACTATAGACCACCTAGATAAACAAGTTGCTGAACTTAGAACCTCTATTGATGTATTACATAGCACAGTTGAAGTTGAAGTTCAACATCAAATAACTAAGGGTCTTGAGCCAATTATAGAGAAACTAATAGAAGAAAAGAATAAAGAATTAAAGGATATTATTATTTCTTCTATGACTAAAGCACAAAAAGCCCAAGAAGAAGTTAAAGAATTAACTAAACTAGTAAAAGGCTATAAAAGTTCTAACACAAGAATGAAAAATAAAATAAAGAAATTTGAGGAGATGTTAAGATATGAAGTGTAAAACGCCATTAAGATGTAGGCCGGAGTTTGAAGGCAAAGCATTCTGTAAGAGATGTGCAGTAGAAGCGAGCCATGATGCAGAAGCATTCTTAGATTTCATAGATAAAAGACGGTATCTTAAAGGAGAGGAAGAAGAGTGAATTACATAACTCATGTTAGTGTTGAAATACATCACGATAATTTAGAAACACTAGAAATAACAATGCAGGAAGTCAAAGAGATTATGCAATACATGACTAATCTTAAGCGGAAGTTCAAGATTTCCGTAGGTAGAACCGATGGGGAAGGAAGAACATTTTATACCAATATAAAGGAGATGGAGTCATGATGATGGACAGAACAAATGAACTTCTTGAAGAATTGCTGGCTATGATAGCAAGGTCAAATAAGATATTGATGATGGTAAATATCGTAAACATAGCAACCATTATAACTATAGTAACGGTGGTAATATGAATAATAAAGAAAAAGAAATAAAGGAATTGAAGAATAAAATAGAAGTATTAGAGCAAAGAATTGAAGGTTTAGAAAAAGACTTAGATTATATTGTAGAGAATAGCCCTGACTTTGGAACGGTAAAATATTGTATTGAAGAATTACAACAAGTAGTTGCCAATATGCACAACCAACCTGTTGGAATACTATTTACTCGATTAAAGAAGTGATAATATGAAAGTAGTTTACGGACACACAGATTCAATCTATGTGCAAATAGATTCTGTTGAGAAAGCAGAAGAAGCGATAAAACAAATAGAGTCTAGCGTAAGAGAACACTTCCCTAATATTATGGGATTAGATGAACACCCCGTAGTTTTAGAATTTGAAAAGTATTACTCCGCTTTAGGAGTAGGAACAACAAAGAATAGGAACGCAGGTATGATTACATGGAAAGATGGAAATTGGCTTGATGAGGCGGAGTTTGTAATGACAGGATTTACTGCTAAAAGAGTAAGTGAAACTAAACTTGCCAAAGAAGTTCAAACAGAAGTTCTACAGATGTGGGTTAAAGAGAAGTCGTTAGGTGAAATCAACAAGTATCTCAATACGATGTATAATGATGTTTTAGAAGGAAAAGTTCCTTTTGAAAAGATTATTAAAAGAAGTAGATTAAAGGAAGATAGATTCAAAGTTAAGTGTAAGAAATGCCATAAAAGATACAATCTAAATGATTGTGTAGATATTTCTTATTGTGAAAAATGTAGTGCTGACCCTAAAACTTTCATAACCTTAGATGGTAAAAGACCGTCTATAGGTTCGGGAATAGCAGGAGTTATTTCAGCAATACAAAAAGGAAATGATAACTTTGATGATTCTTACTTGTATTTAAAAGTAGCAAATAATGAAGATACTTTTATTCACCCTTTAACAAAAGAGGTAAAGAAAGTAGAATATGTTGCAGGTTCAAAGTATGCTGATTTTGAAAAGCATACACCGGACTATGAGTATTATGCTCAACAAGTAGTAAAGAAAGCCGAGCCTATTTACAGGGCTATGGATTGGGACATATCAAATATTAGAACAGGAACAATTCAAAGAAGCATGGAGGAATGGTTATGAATAAAAATGAAGATTATGAATTAGCAATAAGCAATATGAAAGAATACACATATGATTGGAAGCCCGAAAATTATGAAGATGAAACACAACCTATATTGAAGATAAGTAAATCTTCTTTAGGTTCATTTGATTGGTGCGCTAGGAAATACAAATTCAATTACATAGAAAGACTACCACAAGACACTAGCGAAGCCATGTTAAAAGGAACTGTATTACACAATCATAGGGAAGACTTCTTTAATGAATTTGATGTTAAGAAAGCCTTAACTTTAAACGAAGATGAAGTCTTAGAATACTGCACTTCTCTAATGCCAATAGACGACTATTATGATTTATCTTTAACGGTGGCGGCTTTTGAGGCTCAAAGATTTATTGATGCTAAGAAAGAAAACAAGGCACATGAATATTTACCTGCAATAAATGAAGAAGTGTTTGATGCAGAAATAGTAGTTTCTAGTGGGCCATACAAAGGAGGGGCTTGGAATGATAAACAAGAGTTCTCATTACAAAGAGATTATATTGTTCACATTCAAGGAATCATTGACAGGATATTTATTGAAGATGGAAAAATTATTCTGTTTGAGTATAAGACAGGTGCTTGGAAAGACTACAAGGCAACAAGCATGAGAAAGGAAATGGCTTTCTACCAACTATTATTAGAAAGTGCGCCCGATGAAGTATTATTGAAATATGGATTAGACCCCGATATGCCTATTACTCATTGGGGTTGGTATTACCCTGCTTCAAATCATGTTCAAGTAGAACCCATTAAGAAGCAAAGCCTAAATTCGGTAAAGAATAATATTGCTAGATTAATTTATTCTTATGAGCAACAAAGATTTGATACAAAGTGGTTTTACAAGACTTGCGCTCATTGTAGTTATTTTGGTATTTGTGAAGGTAATCTTGAGACATGGGCGTGATAATATGATTTATGAATTTGATAACGGAACGATAGAAGCGATTAAAGACACTACACCAAACGGAACTAATATGTCTAGGTTTTTCTTTAAAGAATTTACCGATGCTCAAAAACTATTTGATGAGGTAAAAGATTGGGCGACTAAAATAGGTTGCGAAACCACTATTCTTCTAAAAAGAGATAGCGAACCTTATGTTGTAATTACACCTAAATTGGAGGAAAAATAATGCACGAAGAACACTTGCCTTGTTGTAATATAAAAATACTTTATCAACTACATTTCAATATTAAAAATATTGACGCAATTAATGATTTAATGAATCCTTTTTCTTATTGTCCTTTTTGTGGCAATAAAATACGATTAAGCAAAGAATGGAGGGAAGAAAACA